TATTATAAAATTGCAAGCACAATATCTGTGCCTGCAGATTCAACATTAGATTTAATTAGCAGACCTATCTATTTAGATGAAACAGATTTAATAGCTGTTACAGCTGGAGCTGCAAACGATTTAGCTTTTCATGTTTCATATGTAGAAATGGTTGATTAATTTTAAGGAGGAAAGATAATTAATGCCTAGAATAATTAAACCAGCAGTAGGAAGTTTCACAGCATCAAATATAACTATTGATTCTTCAGGAAGAGTTATAGCAGCATCATCTGGTGCGGGTGCAGCTAACATGGTAAGAACTTTTTCTCGTGGAACAGCTGAAACTGCTACTTTTACCGCTCAACCAGGAACAAGTAAACTCCACGTATACATGAAAGGTGGCGGTGGAGGCGGAGGAGGAGCTAACACCTTCCAAGTTGGAAAAGCTGGTGGAATGGGTGGATTTGGTTTTTACAACGTGCCTGTAACACAACCATACGCTGTTCCTTATACATTGGGTGCAGGAGGAGCTGGTGGAACTCTTCAAGGAAATGGAAACCCTGGAAGTGCAGGGCAAGCTTCAAGTTTTAACACAAATTTAGTTGCTAATGGTGGAAACGGTGGAGGAATTGCACAAGGGGGAAGTGCTGGAACTTCTGGAACTTTAAATAATGAAACTTATGCCATCATAGATGGTAATAACAGTTCTGAAATTTCTGACGTTATTCTCTATACTGAAGGATGGACAAACGAGGACCGGTATAGTACCTTTTCTTCTTACCAATATGCAGGTTTTAACCAAACTTCAATTAATTTAAATGATCTAAGAATAGAACCTGGTGGAATGGGCGGTGCAGCTGCAGCAGGATCACAATTTCCTGTGCCTTTTAGTGGACAAGATGGTACTGATGGTTCTGTTGTTATATATGAGGATATAGGTTAATATAATGGCTTATTTAGTTTTTAAAAACAATGTAACTAAAGACTTAACCACTCTTTTAAAAGCTGCAAAAACAGATAGCGATTTAGAAGAAGTGAATCAAGGACATCCTGAACAGGTTTCTACAATTACCATAACAGATGAGCAGTATGACTCTCTTTTTAATGGTTCTAAAGTATTACAAATAAATAACGAAACTCCTTCCTTTGTTGATCCCCCAGAGGACTCACAACAGGCAGATAGCGAAGAAAAATTAAAAACTAGCATAGATGAATACAAAAAAAGATTAACAAAATGTATAAATAGAAAACCAAATCACTCTCAAATAGGTAAAGTAACAGCTGCTCTTGATTATGTAACTAATTTAGATACATCAAGTTTTACTTATCCAACAAGCACTCTCGACGACAAATGTATAGCAGAGGGTAAGTTTGTTAATTTTCAGTGTATATAAAAAACTTTACTTTTTAAAATATATACTTTAATTTAGAATTATGAAAGATAATATAATAGAATTTTTGTATCCTAAAAAAACTAAACTTGTTTTAGAAAATATTTTTCCAATAAAAGCAGTTCAAAATATACCTGACTGGTTTAAAAAATTAAAACATAGTCATAATTTTAGAACTATAAAAGGCTGTGTTCCTGTTTTAGATTCTTTATCTGCCGGATATATTTTAAGAATGCCACAAGATCTTTATATAAATCATAATCATACTAATGGAACTAAGAAAGATTCTGCTTTTAGATTTTCATATGGAGAAGAAATACAAAGTATTCTTAGTTTAAAATTAAATTTAAATACTAATCAACCTACTCTTCACCCAATAAAACAACTAGGTGGAAAAGAAGGAGGATGTCCTCTTGTTGAAAAAAATAGTAATCTGTCTTTTTATAAAATAATGAATCCATTTAGAATTAGAACAGCTCCAGGATACTCATGTTTATTTGTACCTCCTTTAAATAATAAAGACGATAGATTTGAAGTTATATCTGGAATAGTTGACACAGATACTTTTCATAATTACATTAATTTTCCAATCGTATTAAATGGTGATAGATATCCTATTTTAGAAACAATCATTGAACAAGGTACACCCTATGTTCAAATAATACCTTTTAAAAGACAGAATTGGAAGATGATTATAAAAGAGGATAATTTAGAAAGACCTGTCACACAATTATCTACAATGGGAAAATTAATTCATGGTTATAAAACAATGTTTTGGAGTAAAAAATCGTGGAAATAGATAATTTTATTAAAGTGTATGATGAAGTTATTCATTTTGAAAGAGTCGCTTCTTTAGTAAAATATGCAGCGGACAAAGTTGAATTTAAAGATGCTGCAGTATTTGGAAACTCAAAAGAACAAGTGATAGAAAAAAATACAAGAAGAACTAAAATTTATTCTTTTAATCCAGATAGTTTATCTTCAGCGCACTGGGGTCAATATATACGTTATAAAATACTTGAAGTTTTTAAAGTTTACAACTTACAATTTAAAGCAAAAGGGGGAACTTGTGCAACAAAAGTTTCATCAATAGATCTTTTAAAATATGAGGTGGGTGGTTTTTATACCGTTCACTCAGATCATCATGCTTCGATGCCTAGAACTTTAAGTGTAATTTTATTTTTAAATAATGATTATGAGGGTGGAGAATTAAATTTTCATGATCCATTGACTAATAAAATATATCAAACAATTAAACCATCTCCAGGTAGATTAGTAATGTGGCCATCTAATTTTATGTATCCACATTCTGTATCACCTGTTACGAAAGGAACGCGTTATGCGATTGTATCATGGCTAACTTAAATTGGAAATATAAAATAATACCTAAACTTTTAAATGATGTTGAGTTAAAACTTGCGCACGAATATTGTAAAGAAAAACACATAACAAACACAAATAATTTTGATGAAATGCAAAATAATTGTGGAGACACTTTCTTTTATAAAGACCCTTTAATGCAAGTTTTTTTAAAAGATAAAAAGAAAATATTAGAAAAAAATATAGATTTAAAATTACATGAAACTTATGCATTTTGGCGATGTTATACCTATGGTGCTGAACTAAAAAAACATAAAGATAGGCCATCTTGTGAAATAAGTGTTACTCTTTTTATTGGGTCAGACGGAGAGCACGAATGGCCTATATACATGAGTGGAAAAAAAGTAAATTTAAAACCAGGAGATGGTGTGGTATATAGAGGTTGTGACGTTGAACATTGGAGAAAACCTTATAAAGGAGATTATCACATACAAACTTTTTTACACTATGTTGACGCTAATGGAAAACATGCTGCTCACAAAGGAGATATGATAAATGAAAATATTACAAAATAAAAGAGACGGATCAGGTAGAATTATATTTACTAATGAAGAAATTGAAATATTAAAAGACAAAGGTTATTTTGAAATACCAGCAATTTCTTTAAAACAAATAAGTAACCATTTAGTAAAATTAGCTGCTGAAATTCACGAATATCTACCAGAGGAAGCTCTTGATGTGAAATCTTTTGATCATGAACACATTAAATTAGAAGAAAAATAACCCATAGATTTTAATAAAAATCTATAATATAGTCCTGATATGCTACAAAAAATAGGATTTCAGCCAGGTATAAACAAACAAATATCCGAAACCACAGCAGAGGGTCAATGGGTAGATTGTGATAATGTTAGATTTAGATATGGCACACCTGAAAAAATAGGTGGTTGGAATCAATTAGGTGGCACAGGATCTAACGAATTAACAGGTGCAGGTCGAGGTATGCACCATTTTATAAATAGTTTATCAAGAAAATATTCAATTATAGGGACTAACAGAATACTATATGCTTTTTCTGGTGGAGTGTTCTATGACATACACCCTATTAAAACAACAACCACACTTACAAATGCATTTACCACGATCAACGGATCACCAACCGTTACAATAACTTTTAGCACATCTCATGGTATAAACCCACAAGACATTATATTACTAGATAATTTTTCTACAATTACAGATTCTAATTTTAGTTCATCTGATTTTGATGATAAAAAATTTATGGTTACAACGGTTCCAAATGCAACAACTATTACGATTACGATGCCATCAAATGAATCAGGATCTGGTGCAACAACTTCAGGTGGCATACGAGTTCAACATTATTATCCTGTTGGACCAGCGGTGCAAGCAAAAGGTTTTGGTTATGGATTGGGATCTTGGGGCGGAGAAGATACATCTGCTTTAACTACAACTTTAAATGGAGCATTGTTAGATGATACCGCAGGAACAGGTGGATCAGGAACATCTATTACTTTAACCGATGCTTCACAATTTCCAAGTTCAGGTACAAACTTTATTCAAGTAGGTAATGAAGAAATTTCTTATACAGGAGTTTCTGGAAATAATTTAACAGGTATTACAAGAGCCGTTAGAAACTCTACTAGATCAGGACACTCTGATGGTGCCACGGTTACAGACTCATCCGAGTTTGTTGCATGGGGTGAGGCAGCATCTGGTGACTTAGTATTAGAACCAGGTATGTGGTCACTTGATAATTTTGGCGACAAAGCAATTTGTTTAATACACGATAGTGCTGTATTTGAATGGAACTCAGCATTATCAAATGCAACAGATACAAGAGCAGTAATTATAACTGGTGCGCCTACTGCATCAAGACACATGGTTGTATCTACACCGGATCGTCACTTAGTATTCTTTGGTACAGAAACAACTATAGGTGATACATCTACACAAGATGATATGTTTATAAGATTCTCGGATCAAGAAGATATAAATAATTATGTACAATCAGCAGAAACTACAGCAGGCACACAAAGACTGGCTGACGGATCACAGATCAGAGGAGCAATCAGAGGTAGAGATGCAATCTATGTGTGGACTGATACAGCTTTATTTACACAACGTTTTGTTGGTCAACCATTTACGTTTGCTTTTTCACAAGTTGGAACACATTGCGGACTTGTTGGACAGAACGCGTGTGTTGAAGTTGATGGTGCTGCGTATTGGATGTCAGAGAATGGTTTCTTTAGATATGCAGGTAAATTAGAATCATTACCATGTTTAGTAGAAGATTTTGTTTATGACAATATAAATTTAGAATCTGGTAATCAGATGGTATCAGCAGGATTAAATAATTTATTTGGTGAAGTTATATGGTTTTATCCAGAATCTAACTCTTCAGTTGTAAATAGAATGGTGGCTTATAATTATTTTGATTCATCTACAAGAAGACCTGTGTGGACAGTTGGTAGTTTAGCGAGAACAATGTGGAGAGATTCTGCAGTATTTGGTAAACCACATGCTTTAGAGTACGATGCATCCACTGATACATCCTTTGATGTTGTTGGAAACACAGAGGGTAGAACAAGTTACTATGAACATGAAACAGGGACAGATCAAAATAGGAACGGAACAATAACTGCCATAACAGCTAATATATCTTCTGGAGATTTTGACATCAGTCAAAGAAGAAGTGTTACAGGTCAGACTACAGGGGCTGCGGATCTTAGAGGAGATGGTGAATTTATAATGAAGATAAGAAGATTTGTTCCTGACTTTATATCACAAACAGGAGCAACTAGAGTGACTTTAGAATTAAGAAATTTTCCAAATGACTCTCAATCAAGTTCATCACTAGGACCTTTTGATATAACTAGTTCAACAACAAAAGTAGACACACGTGCACGAGCAAGAGCGATTGCATTGAAAGTAGAAAATACAGCTGCTAGTCAAAGTTGGAAACTAGGAACATTTAGATTAGATATACAACCAGATGGACGTAGATAATGGCAAAGATAGCACAAGTAATAACTAGACCTAGTAAAGAATATGATTTGTTTACAGCAGAAGCACAAGTTAGAGATCTTGATGCTATTGTAGAGAAATTAAATACAACATTTCAAGAGGATTTAAAAGAGGAGGTGGAAGCATTTAACTTCTTTATTAACTAATGGCTAATTTATTTAAATTTGTAGGGACAGATAATAACACATCAGGTAGTGCCATAAATCCTTTTGGCACTAATAATCCCTTAACAAGTGAAACATATGTGGTTAAATCTATTTTAGTTACATCTGAGGGGACACCCACTGTCACGGTTACAAACAATAGTATTACAGCTATAAAATCAGCGGCATTAACAGCAAACGTTACAACAGAATTACTTACTCAACCATTGGTAGTTGAGGGTGGTAATACTTTAACCATACAATCAAGCAATACAGATTCGTTTGATATAGCGGTTAGCTACTTAAATATTAAAAAAGAGGTAACAACATAATGATTGAAATACAACCAGATAAGATTATAGAAAAAATAACTAATAAGAAAACAGGGGAAAAATACAAGAATGATTCTGAGTGGAAAGCAAAAGGTATACCACCAGAAGACATTAGAAGAGATGTAACGGTAATCATGCCTAGCCTTGATTTATTTGGAAAAACAAAATAGAATAGAACGATGGCCATAACTAGATCACAACAAGCAAAACAGATGTTACGAGACGGAGGACGTACTGGATTTAGAATAGGTTCAGATGAAGGCAATGTCTCTGGTAGAGAGTATGGAGGATCTAGCGGCGCTGTTGATACAGGTGATTTAGGATCTTTAGAAGCGAATGTTGCTGCTAATCAGGCAGCTAGAGATTATAGTGACTCAAGCCCTGTTGATACAGGAGATTTAGGAACTCAAGCAGCAAACGTTGCTGCACTTAGAGATGCAAACAGATTTAGAGGTGATAATCGTCTTGAAAATGCTATTAAACTTTTATCTCCTTTTTCAAAAGAAAGACAAAAAGCATTGTATAATTTATCAATGGGTATTCCAGGACAAAAGAAACGTTCTGCAAAATATCAAAAAGCATATAAAGACTATTTAAAAAGTTTAGGTATTACTGAAGAAGAATTAGAAGGAGAATTACCATCTGCTAATTTTTTTGTAGACAAAGGTTTTATAGATAAACCAAAACCAGAAGATGCGATGTTACCTGAACCTATGAGTTATGGAGATTTTTTATTAAAAGAATTTAATAATCCTACGGTAAAATACAGAGGAGACATTGGTAGATATAGAGAAGAGATGGGATTAGATAATGATGACCCACCTCTTTTGTTTCCAAGATCAGGGATCATGGCCCAAGCACCAGAAGAAAAAAAAGAAGAGGACGACGATCCAGTTAATCTTAGATTATTAGCAGAGGGTGGTAGAGCAGGTTTTCAAGAAGGTGGTGGAATCGAACAAAGATTAGAACAACTAGGTGGTGATGTAACTTCTGCAGAACAAATGTTACAAGGTATTAATCAAAGATTAAAGACAGCTGAATCTAGTTTAGGTTCAGGTGGTGGAGGTCTTGGTAGTTTACAACAACCACCACCTGGAATTATACCTATACAACAACCACCACCACCTGGAATTATACCTATACAACAACCAATTGGACAACCACCTGCTGGTGGAGGATTAAGCGCTTCAGATTTAAGACCAATGGGTTTAGCAGCGGCTGATGGCACAATGTCTCTCATGTCAAACCCACTATCTCCTCAACAACGAATGGAGCAATCTAATGCTGAGGCTGAAAAATTATCTCCTGAAGAAAGAGTTAAAAATGCAGAACGTTCCTTATTAACCAGAGAAATGAAAACTCCTCAAGAACTTGCTTATCTTAATAGAGTTATAAAATCACAAGGAATGGATTATTTATACGACATAGATTTTTTTAAATCGGATAACCAATTAAATGTTGACTTACCTCAAACATTGTTACCAGCATTTGGAACTGGAGGACAAGGGGTCGTAGGTGCTGGAAGAAGTTCAGGCATACCAGCAGCAGGTTATGCGGATGGTGGTAATGTTGTAGGTGGTGAATATGATTTTGAATCTGCAAGACAGATGTATGGTCTAGGTAAACTTGTTAAGAAAATTACAAGATCAGTTAAGAAGATTGCAAAGTCACCAATAGGTAAAGCTGCGATAGGTGCAGCATTATTTCAATTTGGAAAACCACTTGTTAAATCAGAAGCTTTTAAAAATTTCTTTTTGAAAGATGCAGCCAAAGGATTTTCATTAGCTAATCTATCAACCAGAGGTGCTTTAACCGGTATAGCAGGTATATCAGCTTTAGGGGGTCTTACAGCTGAAGAGGATGATGAAGAACAACTTTATGTAGGAGCAGATTTTCCAAACCCAGTAGATTTTTATTTAAGTGGTAAAGCTCCGTTAAACACAAGATTAGCGGCAGAAGGTGGTTTAATGAGAGCAGGCTATCAAGAAGGATCTAAAGAACCCGTAGCTAAAAAGACTATGCCACTATTAGATATGGGTGGTATGGAAAAAGACTACAGAGAAGAGGGTGGATTTGTGCCTATAGGACGTATGGAAAAAGCAGATGATGTCCCTGCAAGATTATCTAAGAATGAATTCGTATTTACAGCAGATGCTGTTAGAAACGCCGGCGACGGAGATGTTGATTTAGGCGCAGAAAAAATGTATAATATGATGAAAAACCTCGAAGCCGGAGGTGACGTATCTGAAGAATCGCAAGGCTTAAAAGGCGCAAGAGAAATGTTTCAAACATCACAAAGATTAGAGGAAGTATTATAATGGCCGTACAAGAAACAGTATCAAGACCCGCACCATTTGTAGAAAAACTAGGTGTTAATTTAGGAGAACAAGTATTAGCACAACAGGGTGTACCTGTTGTAACACAAGGTTTAGGGGCTCTTCAACAACAACAAGCGGCAGCTGGTTTACCTACAACAAAACAAGATTTTGAAACACAAGAACAATTTGAAGCAAGACAAAAATTAACTAATGCACAACAAAGAGCAGCGTTAGGTTTTCAACAAAGACAAATAGGATTAGAAGGATTAAAACCAGAAGTAGCACAACAAGATGCATTACAAATACGAGCACAAGAACTAGCAGAACAAGGTGTTGGATCTTTTGCACCATTTTTAAAAGAAGCACAAGCAGCGGCCGCAGACGCTAGAACAACGTTAGGTGGAGTAGGTTTAGGAGCACAAGCTTTTCAACAAGGTGTTCAAGATTTCATGTCACCATATCAATCACAAGTTATTGACGCTACATTAGCGGAGTTTGATCGTAACAAAGCTATACAAGAACAAAGTATAAGAGATCAACAAGCAGCTTTGGGTGTGCTCGGCGCTGGACGAGCGGGCGTACAACTCGCCGAGTTTGGTACGGGGGCGGCAAGAGAACGTGCATTATTACAAGCAGGACTCTTGCAACAAGGATTTGGTCAGGCAGCAGCTGCCAGACAACAAGACATTGCTAACAGAGGTGCATTAGCTTCACAGCTACAAGGTTTAGGTGGATTCCAAGCGGGATTAGGTCAAACACAAGCAGGAGCTACAGGAACAGATATCGCACGTTTAGGTCAGTTGGGCGCACTGAACCAAGCGCAAAGACAAGCTGAGGCTGACGCAGCAAGAGAGTTTACTAGAATGACTACATTCCAACCACAAGAACAATTAGATAGATTTGCTGCACAAGTAACAGGAATCATGGGTGGTTATCCTGGAGCAACACAGACAACAAACATACCTAACCCTACGCCATTACAAACAGCGTTAGGTATTGGTACAACACTTGCTGGAGTTTATGGTGGATTTAAAGATCCTTCTAAAACAGACTTTGGATCTATAGCTGCAGCGGGACAAAAAATATTTAGTTAATATGAACAGAGTATTAAGAAGACCAATGTTTAAGATAGGTGGCTCTGCAGGATCAGGGATTACATCTGGTTTAGACAGAAAAGGTTATAAAGACGGAACGGACGAGTACGACAGAGCTCTTAAAACTACAGAGCGATACATGAGAGACATAGATAAATTTAAAGGAGAAGAATCTAAATTTACGCCTTCAGGTTTACCAGGTTTTTTAACACAGTTTGGTTTAAATTTACTAGCAACACCACCAGCAGGAAACATATTTCAAACAGCAGCGATAGCAGCTAAAGAACCTTTTCAAACATTTCAAGCAGCACAATTAGCTGATAGAGAACGTAGAGCTGATAGCGCTGAAGACATATTTGGCACGGCACTAGCTTCTGAATACGATCTTACAGCAAAAGCAATGAAATCATCTGATGATAGAAAAACACCAGAAGTAGAGGCAGAGTTAATAAGAAACGCACAGATAAATATTTTTGCTGCAAGAAAAGTTTTAGAAAACCCAGATTCTACTGCAGAAGAAAAAACAGCAGCTAAACAAAAAATCAAAGTAAATCAAAACGTATTGTTAAAAGAAATAGGTGTGCCAGCAGAATACAGTGCTATCGTCGGTAGTGAGGATTTATTTAACACTTACAAATCTTCTTACGTAGAACAAGAAAACCAAAGAAGAATTAATGAATATAAAAAAGAAAATACTAATGCTACACCAGAAGACATATCAGCAAATGTTACATTAATCGATCCCGAATCACCAGAAGCTGCTGACTTTACTATAGCAAAACTACGTGAAAAATATTATTTTGCAAGTGGTGGTAGAGTTGGTTACAAACTTGGTAGTCCAGATTCTATGATGGAATCTGTCGTGGAACAGAAACAAGCTACAGGAGAAGTGCAGGAATTATCTTACACAGAACTTAGAGCAAGATTACCACAAGAAATATCTAATGACATTGTGCAATTATTAGCTAACAGCAAACAAGCTTTATTAGATTTTGCAAACATACAAACACCAGAAGATATAGCTAGTTTTAACCAACAATACGACGTAAATTTGACATTACCACAGGGGGCGTAGATGGAACCCTTTAAACCAAAAAACACAATCTTAGATGCTGAGACCGTAAAAGATACTTTAGCATCAGCAATTAAAAAACCATTAACCGTTCAAAAGAAACCTGTAAAGTTTACATGGGATGGTTTAGCTAATTTTATTTTATCTTCTGATGTTGGAAATCCGTTAGCTTTTTACAACATGAAAACGCTGACAAAAAGCGGAAAAGATTTACCAAGAATCACAGATCTTGCTAGAGGCAAAAAAAGAGCAACAGAAAAAGACTACATAGACTTTTTTGAAGACATGGAAAAAAGTCTTTATGGTGGAGCACAAAATTTTGTGTATTCAGTTGGTGATCTTTTAACAACAGGGACAGATCTTGCTTTTAATACTGATCTTACAACAGCTTTAGATAAAGCTTATGAAGAAAATAAAATAGCTGATCCAGAAACTCTATTAGGAACGGTTAATAAAATCCTTGTTGAATATGGTATACCAGGTGGTCTTGTCTTTAAAGTAATGGGACGAGCTAAAAAATTATTTAAATCAAAAAAAGCAATAGACGCAAAAAAAGCAGCAGAGTTAACAGGTCAAGGTTCTAAAATAGTTAATGTAGCAAAACGAGCTGGTTACATGTCAACAGCGTTTGCAGCTACAGATTTTATTACTTCAGGCGCAAGATCTAAGACACAAGACCCAATGATCATGGATATGGAAAATGAAGAAGGGTTGTCTGGTAGAGATTTAGCTCTTACAAGATTTAGAAACAAATTAAGATTTGGTGCAGAGGGTGCATTAATAGGTGGTGGTTTTTCACTCATGGGTGGACCTTTATTTAAAATAGCAACTGTTGGTGCAAAATATGGTTTATTTAAACCAGCTGGATACGCGCTAAGAGGCATAGATACATTAGCAGTAAGACCAGCAACTTATCTCATAGCAAACATACCAGGTTCTGCAACAGCTGGTAAAGCTATTAGAAATGCAAGTAGTTATGTCATAGACAAAGCTTTATCTACAGCTATTACGTTAAATCCAACAAAACAATTACCTGCATTTGAAAAATGGAGAATGTTTTCAGTTGAAAGTAGTGACCCACTACAAAGAAGATTAAAAAAAATAGATAATTTTTTATCCGGATTTAGATCTGTGGGTAAATACACAGGACTTGGTTTTCAACTATCGTCAGATGCTAAACGATTTATAAAAGCAAGATCAAGAACAATAGAAAAATATTTAGAATCTATTGAAAAAAAAGCATATAATTTAGCAAAATCTTTTGAAGGTCAGTACAATACATTAACTACATCACCAGCTAGCAAAGATTATTATCTAGATCAAGTGTTAGCATATTTAAAAGGACAAGTTAAACTAACAGAGCTACCAAAAATACTACAAGGTTCTGCACAAAATTTACAAAAAGAAATAATGAAAACAAAAGATGTGTTTGGTAATTTATTACCAGAGGGAGATCTTAAAAAATTTATACTTAATAATTTAAAAACGTATATGCGTAAATCTTTTTCTGTTTTTACTAATCCAGAGTACATGCCAAATGAAAAAATAAGACAATCGGCAGCTAAATGGATATTAGAAAATGTAGTAAGAAAAAATAAAGATTTAAAAGAATCTGCTTTAACTTTAAAAACAAGTAAAATGACTAAAGCACAAGCAGAAGCTGCTTACGCTGATTCTTTAGTACATAAGATATTAACAAATACAAAACAAGATGGTGTAGATCCTTTAAAATTAATACAACTAGTTTCTAAAAACATACTACGATCTGATAAGTTAATTAAAACAGGAGAAGAATTACCTGATGCAATTAAAAAATTATTAGGTGAAGAAAATAATTTAAAATCAGCAGTATTACAAACAACATCACATGCAATAACACAGGCAACAAATAAATTAACTTTAGATAAATTAGCTAAAACTGGTTTAGATGAAGGTTGGTTGTTTAAATCAGAAGCAGATGCAATTGCTGCAAATTCTATGGATGCTGTAAAAATAGGAGAGATAAGAAATCTTGGTATATTAAAAAGTAATATATCAAAACTATACGCAACAAAAGATATGGCCGCTGCACTAAAAGGAGCTCCAGGTAAATTTGATGGATTGTTACAAAGTTCTGCGTATAGAAACATATTACAATTTAAAGTGGCAACACAGTTTGGTAAAACAGTATTATCTCCTGCAACACAAGTTAGAAACGTGACATCGGCAAGTATGTTTCCGTTAGCAAATGGACACATAGGTGGCAGAGCATCTGTTACAGAATCTATTAAAATGGTAATGGATGATATCTTTGGTGCTGGTAAATTAATTGATGAAAAAAAATTCATAGACAACTTGGAAAACAAAATACGTCTTGGTGTGATTGATGAAAACATTGTAGCATCAGAATTAAAAGCAGTGTTAAAAGACATACGTGCAGGAGCCAAAGTAAAAAATCTAGATAGTTTATTAGCACGATTAGCAGAATCACGAATGATTAAAACAGCAACAAGAATTTATGCTGGAGGGGATAACCTGTGGAAGTGGTATGGTCATGAATATGTAAAGTCACAGATGCGTGCTATGTACAGAAACGTAGATGATATTGCAAAATGGACCAAAGAAATAACAGGTAGAAACTTTGATAGAGTTAATACGTTTACAGGTAAGGTAAAAACATTTGATGAGGCCATAGATGAAGCAGCTGCGTGGCAGATAAGAAATACATATCCTACATATAGTAAAGTTCCTGAAGTAATTAAAAATTTAAGAAAGCTACCGTTTGGTAACTTCGTATCGTTTCCTGCAGAAATGATTAGAACAACACACAACATTGTATCAATTGGTTTAAAAGAAGCCACATCTTCTAATGCACAATTAAGACAACAAGGATATAGAAGACTATTAGGTGCTTTTGTTACACTAGGTGGTGCAGAGAAAGGTGTATCAACACTAGCTCAAAATTTAACAGGCACAACCGTAGAACAGATAGATGCATACAAAAGAAGTTTGTCAGCACCTTGGGATTCAAGAGCAGCCATCTTGCCTGTTAACACTTGGAAAGACGGTAAAGGCAAAGCAATTAATTTTTCATATTTTAGTCCTTATGACGTTGTTGTACAACCAATAAGAGCCGCGTTAAAAACTTTAGAAGAAGGTAAATTAAAACAACAAGATGCTGACGTTGTGGCATTTAATTTATTTTTAGGACAGGACGGACCTGTAAGAAAATTATTAGACCCGTTTGTGTCTGAGTCTATCGCACTTGAAAGAATATCTGATGTAATACCTAGTGGTATTTTAGTTGGTGGTAGAGGTGGTGTAACTAAAACTGGTAAAGTAGTTTATTCTGAAACAGATGATGGACCAACTGCATTTATGAAAAGTTTAGTTCATATTATAGAAGGTGTACAACCAACTGCAATTACAACTGGAGAAAAAATAATAGCAGGTATAGAAAAAGATATTAAACGAGGTGGCACACCTGTATCTTTACAAGACGAATTACTTGCGTTGTTTTCTGGTATTAGAATTATTAATGTTGATGTACCAAAAGCAATGGAATTTAAAATCACAGAGTACAACAAAAAATTTAGATCTACGACACAAGCAGAAAAGTTTTATTCTTTAGAAGATTATCAAAACAGAGGACCAGATGTATTAGGTAAAGAATTTAGAGACATACAAAATGAAACATTTAGAGTTAATCAAGATTTTTATTTTATATTACAAGATGCTTTAAAAACTGGTGTTAAGGAAAGAGACTTATTAAAAATTTTAAGAAAGAGAAAAATATCATATAGTAAAGCTAAAAAACTATTAAAAGGTAAAAACATACCATTTACTGCATACGATGAACGTATGAAATCTAGAGTAAAAGCTGCAGAAAAAATAGCAAAAGACAGAGGAGAAAAAATAAACAAAGAATATTTTTATCCTAAAAAATTATTTAGAGACATATTAAGAGAATACAAAAACAAAAATTTAGAAATAAAAGAAGACTCACAACTAAATGAGATAGAGAGAATATTAAAACTTCAAACGGATAAGATAAGTTCATTACCACAAAAAACAAAAGATAGAGCATTTGCAGAGTTACAAACACCACCATTACCGGTAACACCAATGCCAAACGTTAACGTGGCAGCTGCCAACACCGTGCCAAATACTAACTTGACACGTACAGAGCAAGCTTTATTATCTCCTGAAGAACAAATAATAGCGAGTAGAACATAATGGCGAGAAAATCGGCACTACAAAAAATAGAATCTCATGAGAAGCTTTGCAGGATAATGCAAAAGCAGACGTTTGAACAAATTAAAGAGATGCAAGATAGAATTAAAAGATTAGAGTATTGGATAGTCGGCGGTATGGGAGCCGTATTATTAGTTTTATTAACGGATATAGCATGAACCTTTCACGAAATTTTACCCTCTCAGAGTTAACCAAATCGGACACTGCGATCCGTAAAGGGATTAATAATAACCCTAACGCAGAACAAATAGAAAAATTAAAAGCGTTGTGTGAAAATATTCTTCAACCGGTACGTGACCATTTTGGCAGAGTTAAGGTGACGAGTGGTTTTCGTAGCGTAGAATTATGCGAGGCCATCGGTAGTTCTGCTCGATCACAGCATGCACGTGCAGAAGCCGCAGACTTCGAAGTTGTGGGCGTAGACAATGCTGAACTATTTGACTGGATTAAAGCTAACCTTTCACCAGATCAGCTAATTTTAGAGTTCTATACTCCGGGCGAACCTAATAGCGGGTGGATTCATGCAAGTTGGGTAGAGGGAACACCAAGAGCATCATTCTTACATGCTTACAGATCTGAAGGTAAAGTAAAATACAAACCAGTTCTAACAAAGGCAAAAGATCTAGTTTAAATCCAAGCTTTTAATTCTTCACCCAAGACTTCAGATGCAATATTTATTTTATCTCTTAAAGCCTTCACAATCTTCTCGTCAACGGTATCCTCGCAAATTAAATCAACGTAAGTCACTGTTTTCTTTTGTCCTATTCTGTGTGCTCTGTCTTCTGATTGTAATCTCTTTTCTAGGTCATAACCATTAGAGAAATATATGACGGTGTTTGCTTTGGTAAGTGTAATACCATAACCACCAGTTTGTGTGGTGCCTACAATAAATCTACATTTAGCACCATTTTGAAATTTTTTAATATTTTCTTGTCTTTCTTCTTGTGGTGTTAATCCATAATAATCAACCACGGAACCCGGACCATAAACATCAGTAATGGCTTTTATAATTTGATTTACATCTCTTTGATAATTAGCCCATATAATTGCTTTGCCCTCTGTTTCTTCTAATACGTTCATTAACTCAGTAATTCTATTGTTTGGTATCATTTGTGTGCTTCCATCATCAGCTGTGAAATGCCCACAAGTTATTTGATGTAGTCTCATTAATTGAGTTAATACGGTCATAGTGGTTGTAACTTTACCATTTAATACAGCCATGGCAGCTTTTTTCATTTGATCATATATTTTTCTTTGATCTGCTGTAAGAACTATATGTCTCTTAATAAAATTTTTAGGTGGTAAATCTAAGCAGTCTTCTTTTAACACTCTGTAAGAAAATTTTTGTAAGCTGTTAGATAGTTCTGCTAAGTTTTTAAATTCATCAACAACTTGTATGGACCGGCCACGAAGATGCATTGTTTTCATTTCTGCATACCTATTTCTAAAAGCATAGTAAGATGTAAAATCTAACAAGTATGGATCAAGGAACTCACACTGAGTATATAAATCTAAAGGATTTTTTGTAACTGGAGATCCAGTCATTATTCTTCTATACTTAGAATATTTACCAAGAGCTATAATATTTTTAGTTCGTTTAGCTGTAGGCGTTTTAATAGTTGTAGATTCATCAATCGCCATTAATGCTTTGTGTGAGTTTAAAAATTTAGATGCAAACTTTACACCTTTTTCTGTGCTAAAAGCTTCAACATTCATCACTAATATATGCAACGCTGTTTCTATTTCATACAAACTTTCTAATTTTTCTTGTTGTTTTTTTGTAATATTTGGTTGCCACAATACAGACACATTTTCTATATGACTTGGTAAGTGAGTGGGGAGTTCTTGCTCATACCAGGTTTTTACTACACCCTTTGGAGCAATAATTAAAGCACCATCAATCTTACCTTTATCATACAACATCGACATATTATCTATTAATACTTTTGTTTTACCCGTACCCATCTCCATAAAATATGCATACGTTTCTTTATTCCATGACTTTTCTAAAGCAGTCAACTGATGCTTGTATGGTTTTGTTTTAAATTTATAATTCATAACTTTCTAACTTGACATATAATAT